ACATGAAACGTCTGTTAAAGAACGCTGTTACGCTGTCGTTTCGTAGCGAACCTGTTCTAATCACAGGTGCTACCGGCACAGGTAAGGAGATAATAGCTAACCTACTCCACGGCACTCGCGTAGACGCTATAGTTACCGTAAACACAACAGCCGTAACAGACACGCTCTTTGAATCTGAGCTATTCGGTCACATGAAGGGTAGCTTCACCGGTGCGTTCCGTGACCGTGAGGGTCTAGTAGAACACGCTAACAACGGTACGTTATTCCTTGACGAGATAGGGGATATGCCGATAGGCTTGCAAGCTAAGATACTACGCCTTGTACAGTTCGGCACGTACCGTATCATAGGAGATAACAAAACACAAAAGACAAACTGCCGTATCATAGCAGCAACTTGCAGACCTATAGAAGAACTTGTGCGAGAAGGTAGATTCAGAGATGATTTATATTATCGTCTGTCTACGTTCCGTCTGCATATCACTGCGCTAGCTGACCGTCGTCACGATGCGGAGCATTTTCTTCTAACACACCCATTCTGGTGTGAGATACCATCCAAACACAAGAAGGAGTTCCTAGCGTACGCTAACACTAACCCTATCAACGGCAACTACCGTGAGCTAGAACAGTTAATGTTGCAATATGAGGTTCTAGAACATTTGCCTTGACGACTTCATGTGCTAGAAAATAAAAAACGCAAAAGATAACTGACTTGGCACACTTCCTGCTTTATATAAGATGTCTGGCCCCAATGTGGGCCTTTAGAAGATAAGTTGGAACCTATCATAACATAAAACACCTATGGCACAATACATAGAACAAGAGTACAAGGACGGTGACTGGAAGGGATTCAAGTTTACCGTGAAGCAGTTCGATAGCACAGCAGAAGCTGTTGATTCTATCGGCGAGGACAACATCCTATCGTTGGTGAACCAGCAGTTCGCTAGCCGCATTCGCGCTAAGGTAAAGAACTCTTTACCGAAGGGCTTGAGCGGTGGCGATTTGATTGCGTCACAGCAACGTCTGACGGATAAGCATACTGATGGTGTGCTATTCTCGGTAGAGGATGTCGATAAGTGGCGACCTGACCAACGTGAGCTTACGCCTACTGCGCTATTCAAGATGGCGAAGGAAGCGTTCAAGGCTGGCGATAACGGCAAGGGCGCTGAGTTGCTAACCAAAATGCAAGAGCTTTTAGAAGCCGCATAGAGTAGCAAGTGCATAGTAGGGTAGGCTAGCAATGGCCTACCCTACTTTTGTACCTTTTATGATAACACCGTTAACATGACAGATGACATTGACATCGTAGTAGGCAAGTTAAAACGTTCAGAAGTTACTGCACGCCCGAAGATAAACCGTAGCAGTTACAACGAGAATAGCGCAGAGATGATACGGCCCATCATAGACAAACTCCTGATGGAGACAAAAGATGTCTTTGTGCCGTGCGCCGACACAGGCTACAGCGCCGGTACGCTATACGTTAAGCTGAATGACGGTCTACTGTGGCTCATGCACAACGACAAGAGCGAGCGTAACACAGACTACCGCTACTTGCGTACACAAATATCTATGCGTAAGCTAACCGAGGGTGTTCTAATATACTTTAAGGAAGCCATACGCACGGTACGCCAGAAAACGTTAGACGGGCGCACGTTAAAAGTTGCCACTAGTGATAGCATAAAGTGGCGGCACGACATACTCACGTGGCTACAGTCCGCGCAAGACGGCGAGATATTCTCGCGTGAGGACATAGGTATAACGGAAGCGGATAAGCAATGGGTACATGATACGATAGCTACCCACGCGCCTGACGCAGAAGTTATTTTCTCAGACACAAGCCTTCGTATGATACGTTAACATGGAAACAGATGCAATTGGCCCTTTGATATACATAATAGCCTTTATGCTATTCTACTTACGATACACTAGACGACTACGGTGACAATAGAAGAACTACTTAACTGCGACGTAACGTTGCTTGAGGCTATGACAGACAGTGAGTTGTTGGAACATTTCAAACCATACCTCATCGTCTGTCAGCCACCGTTAGATGATAACGTGACTGTAGTTAAAGGCCCGAAGCGCAAGCGTAAGACATCCATATCAATAAGAGAAAAGCGTACGCTAGAAGATCAGATGCGCGAGCTAGCTGACTTGCATAACATAGACCTAGATGAAGGCGCAGATTTATTACCAGCAAACCTAAAATGATTACAACCCTACATAAAACCAATGATGGCCGCTACATAGTTAAGTTAGACGCATCGCTCTACAGTCAGAGCGCGTGTCCTCGACGCTTGTGGTATCTGGGCGGCAGAGGATTAACATACGATACGAAGTCACACAAGATGGAGTATGGTACAGCGTTTCATAAGGCGCTACAAGAGTATTACACAACGGGCAATAGCAAGAGAGCTATCGCTGTTGCTCTTGAGCATTACGAACAACCAGACATCTACATACCTGACAACGATTTCCGTGACATAGGGCATCTCGCTGCTACGTTACAGCAATACTTCATGACGTATGAAAAGCTGGATGGCTTTAAGCCTGACATGGGCGACGACGGCCCATTGCTAGAACAGCGCTTTGCCATCCCGTACGACACGGATGGTGAGAAGATAGACGTTGTGCTGTGCGGTACGATAGACATGATCGGTAGCTTCAACGGCATCCCTGTGCTAGTAGACCACAAGACTACCGCACTCATGCAGGTTGAGAAGTATCTTGAAGGCTACCAAAACTCTCCGCAGATGATGATGTACACTATGATACACAAGCATCTGTTCCCTGACGAGGACAGGGGTGTAGTTATCAACGGCATCTTTCTCTCACGCTCAGGCAAGAACAAGTTTCAACGCTCGACGATTATCACATTCCCGCAGCACGTTCTAACAGAGTTCGAGAATCATCTGCGAGAGACAGCGCAGTTCTTTATGGGCGGATTGCGCCGTGTGCTAAACGAGGGCGCTAGCGCAGAAGAAGTCTTCTTGCCTAACTTCACTTGCTGTCAGACGAAGTTCGGTGAGTGTAACTTCTCGCCTGTCTGCACCACACCCCGTGCGGATGACCGTGAGACTATCATAAGCTCGCTCTTCTCTACAACAAACACCTACGACCCTTTGATGTTCCAGATATGATGACTGACGCAGAAATACGGGACAGAGCGTTAGCAGAATTTAAACGCAAAGCGCCGCGCAAGTTTAATGCTGGCATACGAGAACATAACCCTGACGGTACGAAAGGTATGTGGTGTATGGATACAAAGCAACTAAGCAAATCCGCGAAGGAAGAAGTGATAGACCTTTGGCACTACCTAGTAGTGCTTGAGTACAAAATACAGGAGCAAAACGCTCTCATACTACAACTAAAAGCTACAATAGAAAAACAAGCACAATGAGCAAAGCAATAATAGGTATCGTAGGTGGTAGCGGCACTGGTAAGTCCACGTCGCTGCGCAACCTGCCGCCAGATAAAACATACATAATAGATCTTGAGCGTAAGGGTATGCCCTTTCCCAAGAAGTTCCCGTACACAGCGCCCTGCTCAAACACTACCGAGTTTGACGCTGCGTTAAAAGATGCCCTTGCAGACGAAAGCTGCGAGGTCATAGTCATCGAGTCGTTCACGAAGTATGTTGAAATACTCCATACGCTAGCAGACAGGTCTTTCAAAGGCTTTGATATATGGAACTACTACAACCGTGAGATTCGTACTATGCTAGACAAGGTTAAGAACGATCACGCTGTTGTGATATTCACCGCAGTTGATGAGATAGTGGAGCTAGTGCAGCCCAGCGGCAACACGTTCAACGTGCGCCGCATTAAGGTGCAAGGTAAGCAACACGCCGGTAGCATAGAGAAAGAGTTCCTTATGGTACTGTTCACAGAAGTTAAGCGCGACAAAGAGGGCAACACACGCTACGTCTTCCAGACTAACAGCGACGGCATCACCTCCGCTAAGACTCCGATGGGTATGTTCCCCGAAGCATACATAGACAACGACGTTAACGCAGTCATAGAGACAGCAAAAACATACTACGACAAATGAAATGGCCAGCAGACGGACTATACATTAACGAACTGATCGACAAAATGTTGAAGAAGTTCAAGACTCCGCATAGCGGATACCAAGAAAGTATGCAAGCTAAACTCATGAAGCTGAAGCAAGCATCAGCAAACGCTAACATACTGACAGTCGATGAATTGATAGACTACTTACATGAGCGATAATAAAATGACTAAAGAACAAGAAGAGTATTCAGACATGACTGTCTCGCTAGCAAAAGCTGCTGACGGACAGGTTAAGATCATAGCAAAGGAGTTAAAAGTTAGCTACTCCGATGCAGCAATGTTGTTTCATGTTGTAACTAACGACAAGTTAGTGTACTTACTAGGCCAACGCGTTTCTTCTGATAGCAATAGGAGTGCGGCTCCAGAGGAATCCAAGCAAGACACTCCCTAACATAAACATAAACATAATATGGCAATCATCAACTTAGATGAGATCGCAGATAACGTAAGACCTTATCTGAAGAAGGACACGTACACGGCAAGGATACTCAATGCCAAGTTTACGACAAGCAAGGCCGGTGCGCCTATGGTAGTGATGCAATGGGAGTTAGTAGCTCCTGAGGCAATCGAAGATGACGATGGTAAAGTTGTGCGTATTGCAGGTTTGCAATTCCGTGACTATCTATCGTTCAGCGAAAAAGCTGCTGAGATTACAATGCGTCGCATCAAGGGTTTGCACAGAGCGTTAGAACTCCCACCAGAGTTCGACGACGAAGACCCTAACGTAGACCAGTACGCTGGCCTAGCTGCTGATGTTACAATAGAGACTGAGCAGCAAGCACAAAAGACAGAGGATGGCTCGCCCGTCCTTGACAGTAACGGCGACCCTGTTATGAACAATAACTACCGTTTGAAGCGGGTGTTGCGGTTAAGCCAAGAACATACGCTAGAGCCGGGAGGTTACTAAAATGTTCGACGGGCGTAGTGGTACACGTTGGCTATTAAGATGCTACGGGAGTTCTTTGGTATTCACTCCTCATTGATCGCCACTACGTCCTGTTTTGAATTTATCTAACACACAGGTATAGGATTGCTATTAAGATGCAACCGGGTTGTTTCATGCCTTGGCCGTGTAACGTAGAGAAGCTGCTTAGGTAAGCCTTCAACCTGCATTTGAACGCCTGTGTGTTAGAGTTTTTGCTAGGCTAGGTAAACTGTTTATTGGTTTGCGGTTTTTTGTGCTATTGGTTGTACGCGACTAGCCTAGCACTTTTATTTTAAGTAGATGCCAGCAACAGTACGACATACGCTAGCACAGTTACCGTACAAAGGTATGACTGTTGTGCTAGGTAAGCCCTCGCGCTTTGATCGCGCACAGCTACTTAGTGGCTACGCTGGGCAGACGTTCTACAACGCACTCATGCCCATACCTCGGCAAGCTGTTGACATCGTGCTTGCCGATGCGCTTGATAAGGGCGAAGTTAACATACGTGAAGGTACGAAGGTTGTTCTTCTGCTGGGACAGGATGCCCTAGATATGTACAAGCGCGGCGTTACGATAGACGAGCAGCGTGGCTGCCCATTCATAGAAGACGGCATCACGTACATAGCGACGTACGAACCGCAGGAAGCCGTTGACCGCATGGCATACTTCAATCCGAACGACCCAGCATACGGGAAGGGCGGCGATGATAAAGGATGGCACGGCAAGACACGGCGGCCCAATCGCAAGTTCTGGCTTGGGCGGGATGTCAAG